CAATTACATGCTGGATCGAGGAGACCTTGACACGGTGCGTGAAGGTGATGAAAAACCGGTGGATGTAAGCCTTGAATTCGTCTATGAATTTGTTACGACTGGTACCAGTGAAACTATTACTCCAATAGATGCATTAAAACAGCAAAATGCTGCGGATGAATGGATTACATCGTCTACAGATGCTTGTGAACCATACTCAGTGGATTTAGAGATTGAACATAATCCACCTTGCGGAAGTTCACAAACCGAGACTACACTTTTACCAGATTTTCGCTATGAAAAATTAGAATTTAGTCTCAAAGATGCTACAATTTCTGTAACAGGTAAATGCAATGTATCTGCTGCTACTATAACACGAACAACCTAAACGTTTAAACTAGGAGATATAATATGGCCCGTATTGAGCTTAGAGATGCCACGATAACAATTAAGGACGGCTTGAGTGGCTCAGCCGTAATCAACGATACCCCCGGTGCTAATGATACGAATGTAGATATCACGACTGTGAATCTAGTAAGTACTGATACTGACTTGGTTCCAGTTGGCGCACGATTTACAGTTAATACCGTAAATAGTGTAACAACTTATACCGTAACTGGTCGGACTCCTACTGCAACTAGTCCTACAACAAATATTACATTCTCTCCCAAGTGGGTCACAACCCCGGCGAATGCGGATGTAATAACCTTTGCACCCTGTCAGATTGACATTAAGGTTGGCGATGGTAATTTGAAATATACCGAAAACAAGGAATACAATTATATGCTGGATCGAGGTGACCTCGATACTGTCAGAGAAGGTGATGAAAAACCATTGGATGTAAGCCTTGAATTCGTATATGAATTTGTGACAACTGGAACTAGTGAATCAATCACTCCGGTCGATGCTTTAAAAGGTACAGGTGGTGCCCTGGGTTGGGTAACATCAGCAACAGATACTTGTGAACCATATGCTGATGATTTGGTTATTACGCACGACCCACCTTGTGGTACATCTCAGACTGAGACAACAACTCTTCCAGATTTTCGTTATGAAAAGTTGGAATTCAGTCTTAAGGATGCTACTATTTCTGTTACAGGTAAATGTAATGCTTCGGCTGCAACGGTTGCGCGAAGTTAGTTTTTGTATTTTAGTCTGAGCGTCTTAGGACGCTCAGACTTACTTTCAGTTAGGATGAATTATCAGGGAGTTCACTGAAAGTTTTTAATATCCCTAGTCCAGATGGATCAAGTATCCATCATATAAGAGAGGAATTTATTATGAAAATTGTAACTCAAATCGACGTAAAAACAGGTGCCGTAAAAACAGGTACCGAAACGATTCTAACAGAACAGACCATTCATTGGGTGCCTATAGAGGATTTAAAACCTAGTATTGCCCAGGGAAAAACATACCACTCAACATCAGAAAAAGAAAGGGCCTTACATGATTTAGTTTTGCTCATCAAGTCGGATAAGATAACAACCCCTCTAATCATTTCCCAAGACTATGAAATACTAGACGGTTATAAACGTTACCTAGTGGCACAAATGTTGGAATTCCCAACAGTACCTTGTATAATTAAACCACGTTCAAAATGGGTTATTGTTAAGGTTTCTAATCAGAATGTACCTAAATCAGCTTTGTATATTGATGGTAAACTGATTACAACAAAGCCGCTTTCTGCGGGGGACATTCTAAAACTTTTGACAGAATATAATTTAATGGATTCAATGACTAGGTTTGTTGATATAAATTGTTTGGATGATGTAGGTCAGTTCCCAAGAAAATTAAAGGAATTACCTATAAGAGGAAGTAAAGTTCCGGTTCTTAAAACTGTTGATAAAACAGATACTTTTATTGTAGGGAGAAAAAAATGAAGATTGGTGGAAAAGTAGTTACTGGCGTACATGAAGAAGTACTTGTACTTCCACGGGGGCCTGAGGACGTTTTAGTAATCAGGGCTCAAGCTGTATTAGATTTAGACGAATTTGAAAAACTTTGTCCAGAACCCAAGCCGCCAGGAAAATTAACTAAGGATGGTTGGATTCCAAATAAAGAGGATATAAGTTATCGTCAAATTCTATCGGCACACACGGATAGAAGGATCGCTTATTTGGTTAGCCGATCATTAGAACCAAGTAACATTGAGTGGGATACTGTTAAAATCGAAGATCCTCGAACATGGTTGAATTATACAAAAGATTTTCGCGCTGCTGGTTTATCCACTGTGGAGATCAACCGTATAGTTCAATGTGTCATGGCTGCTAATGCCTTAGATGAAGGTAAATTAGAAGAGGCTCGAAAGGTTTTTCTACTAGGTCAGCATCCGGCACCCGAGCAATACTCTGGCCCGATTATAGAACAGGTGAATTCGCAATCTGGCGAGCTTGTGAACGTTTCGGAATCAGTCCCCCAGGAATCCGCCTCATAGGAAAAACCTGTTGGGATGATTTGGGAGTGGAAGCTGAAGCTTTATTTTTAGCTTATGATCAAACACGTTCCCATGATGAGATTGAGTTGCAAATTAAACTGGCTGGGGGTGAATAACCCCCAGCCACCCTCAGGGTGCTGACCATGAAAATGACTTGTGATTTTCAATTACTGAAATTAAATACAGGTAGTTATAAAAAAGCAGTGAAAAATGATTTAATGCAAAAATTAAAGGATGCAGTAGGGCTCTGGATTCAAGCCGCTATAACTATCATCCCAGTATGGTCTGGTGCGTCACATGGTACATTTATGAAACTTGCTGGTAAGATTGGCATGACTTTTTCTATCGCCGGTACCGGTGGATTCCCCGGTATGATGGGGCCTGCTTACGGTAATTCACAAAGTCAAGGTAGGTTGACAGATTGGGGTGGTTCATATATTGCTGAATATTCTACTACCTTATGGCATCTGATCTATAATGAATATAACAATGCTAATGCCAATCCAGATGCTGGAAGATTGTTTTCTAGATTGATTCGACCAGGGCCTTATATGTTTCAAGAAGCTGCTAATGCTGCTTTCTCAGGGTATGTTAAAACTGTTCGTATGCCATCTCCCTGGGCATACATAACACTTATACCACGTCAGGTAAATTAAATGGCTGAAGAAATTGTCCAAAAACTTGGATTTGAAACTGGCGATGCGATATCCAATATCGATGCACTCAAAAATGCCTTAGAAGGTTTAAATACTTCCTTGACATCGGCAGCAACTGCTATACGTTCATTTAATTCCGCTGGCGGTGGAATTGATAAATCGTTAGCCGATTTAATGGGTAAGGTAGATCAATTGGCCCAAAAAATGGAGACTGGGTTTAAGAATATTAAACCACCACAATTGACATTCGATTCATCGGCTGCATTAAATCAAATCAATCAATTGACAAGTGCATGGGGTAAAATAGCATCCACAGCCCCCACAGCTTTCAAACAACAATTTGCAGGATTAAAAGCTGGTCTTGCCGATTATGTAAATCAAAATAAGATATCTAGGGATCAAGTAATACAGGCTTTTGCTGGTACCCTAAGTGGAAGTACCCCAGCCATTGCAGGATTGAAATCAAAGGTAGAGGAATTAAAAACTGCTTTTAATTCAGCAGCAAATACAGCACAAAGTTCTGGTTCAAAAATTGGAGGATTCTTTTCTCAATTAGGTAAGATTGCTGTATTCAGAGCAATTCTTACAACACTCAATGAATTGACAAATGGTATGTCCGAAGGTGTTTCATCGGCTGCCAATTTTTCATTGCGTATAGGACAAATTGGTGCTATCATGGAAGATACCACTATGTCTATGGGACAAGTTCGTACAAAATTATTAGAACTGTCATCAGAATTTGCACGACCATTAGGTGAAACTACTCTTGGTTTCTATCAGGCTTTGCAAAACCAACTAGGTACAACAGCCGAGGCTATGGGAGTCTTTCAAGCCGCGGCTACTTTGTCGGCGGCAAATGTTGCACCAATGACAGATTCTGTAAATCTCTTATCATCGGCATTAAAAGGTTGGCACTTACCTATGTCTGATGCTGGCCGACTATCTGGTATGTTCTTTGAAGCCATTAAGATTGGTCGAATGGAGGCCGTTGACTTGGCTGATGTTTTAGGTCGAATTGGACCTGTTGCTCATGCTATGGGAATAGGAATAGAAGAGGCAATGGGTTCAGTAGCTATTATGACCCAACAGGGTACTAAAGCTAGCACAGCAATTACTCAATTGGGCGCCTTAATGACCGCCTTGATGAACCCCACCAAGGAATTAAAAGCAACAATGAAGGAAAAATGGGGTGTAGACAATGCCGAACAGGCTATACAAAAATTTGG